TGACCTGTCATTTTCTGTGTCGTTCTCCAAAAGATCCGTCAAAACCTTCTTGCGATATTTTTTGAGAGCGGAAATGTAGTGTTTCCAAGTCTCCGTATTTTTCATAATGTTAAAGTCTGAAAGTGCTTTATTGATCTGCTTTTTCATCTTTATTCTTTAGCAGGTAAAACATCTTGTCTTGTTTGAAGTCCTTGATTCATTCCCTGCATTCCTTGAGACAGGGCGATATTGCTCGCACTATTGGCTACTTGAGAGTATTGCTCCATTGCTTGCATTCCCCCCTGTTGGATAAGGAGTCCAGAAATTGCACCGAGAATCGTATCTTTGAGATTGTTTGCTTTTGCATTTTGCAAATAGATCCAAAGTGTTTGATAATCTATCGTTGGATCCTCGAATAGAGATTCAGGCATAATACCTTGGTTGACCATCTCTACATAGGCTTTACATTTCCTTTCTGTAGCGTCCAAAGGCATAAAAGCATAAATCTGATTCGCTTTCATCTTGTTCAATCTAAACCAATGTCTGATCATCATCTTCTTACTTCCCTCAGGAATCATTGGACTTTGAAGCATCGGCAAGACCTGAACTGTGAAGAATTGAGCTTGTTGTTCATCTACAGAATCTAATTCACTCCTTGTTCCTACCATAATATGTGGGTCTAAACCTGTTAGGAACTCATCCTTGTGGAATTTCTCCCCTGCATACTCAAAGTTGTTGTTGAGAGCGACAAACTTTTCATCGCTTTGAGCGAAGTATTCGCAGTAGCACCTCCATCGCAAAAACCAAAAGTCCTTTTCTCCTCGTGAAGCTACGGTATTTTTGAGAAGCGATCTAATGTTATTGTTGGCTTGAGCTTGCTGAGCTTCGGCTTTGGTCATAGTTTTGTCTGGGATAATTCCTTTTTGGAGATCGTCCTGTGCTGTTGCGCCCTTTGCTTCGTTTTCTATAAACTGAATCATAGAGAAGACATCAGATTTAATCTGACTTTGTGGAAGTTCATACAGAGCATTTGAGATGTTCTCATTTTCTGTATCTTGAGTAGTAAAAATATAGCTCTCATACGGACTAGATTCCAAGACTGCCTCTTTATTCGTGATCAATCTACTATTCACGATAAATTTCCCCCCTCTCGCTTCTTTTTGAGCCTTGATAATGGAAAGATTAGCAAGGATGGACTTCGCCTTTTCCTTATCCTCTAACAAATCACAAAAGCTTTCACCGAAGGCGTCATTCCTTCTTGGTTTGAAGTAGGTAAGCACGATCGGTCGTGGGATAAGCATCTGATTTTTCTTCTCTTCTTGGAGCACGCTTCCAAGTTCTACATACCTTAAGAGCTTTGATCTATCAGCATTCCAAACCGTGAAGACCTTTTTGCCTTCGTAAATTGTAAAATGATAATACAGCCCTAGAGAAAAGTTATCAATGAGACTATCAACTGTTGTCTGGTCATAATTCCAGGCACTATCAGTTGCTCTTTTAGACTGTTTTTGCTCTTTCGTGTAGTCAGAAATAATAGAATTGAGGTCTTTCTTCTTATAGAGTTTCTGTCCTTTCCCATTCTCTGCATTGATCATATCCCAAATGCTCGTTTGCATACTGAATCCGTGGAAACGGTAATTTTGCCCATTAAATTTTCCTGTCTGTGAAGGTAGTGGATCAGGAATCCAAGTCATCGGATCAATGACCGTAAAAATAGGATGTTTTTTGGTATCTTCTCGTCCCTCGTTGAATCTGATAGACACTCCGTAGTAATATCTGTCCCATTCAGACTGATATTTGATCTGTTGGTAATGAGCCTCTTGAGAGTCAAATTCAGCGACATACTGGAGTTTATCAGCCTGTTCTTGATGGAGGAAACCATCACGAGATACAAACCTTACACTTAAAGCATCAGAATAAGAGACTGATACTGCTATATCTATGGACTCAGAGATTAGATTGATATTCAAGACTTTAGATTTACTCTTTCTCTGAGGATTTCGCTTTCTGAGCCTTTCTTCATATTGTCTTATTTTTGGAGCAATGTATTTAGATCAGAGTTCATATTCTCTTATCACTTGCTCTTTGAGTTTTTGCAAAAAAGCTTGTTCATCAAGTTTCTGTTCTCTTTCTACTTCTACTCGTGTCTTTTTTCCCATTTTCAAAAAGAGGAAAATAAATTATTCCCTCCTCTTATAGCTAAAAAACTTTTTCGTGCAGAAAAATAAACTGATTTTATGGCTTCTGGTGCTGGATTTCTCTTTTTTATTTTTTTAATAGAGTTCAGAATCTCTGTTCACATTGCAAACTCCTGCATATCTATCAGCAGTATTTTCTTTTTTTTCAGCAAGTTTTCTTTCCATTTTCCCAAAATACATATACGCTTGAGCGATATTATCAATAATATCATCATGCTTTCCATTTGGAAATTGAAGAAACTGCTCTTCCATTTTCAGCATAAACTCAGTGTTCCCATCTCCTCTCATAAAGAATCCTCCAGCAGTCATTGGTGGTTCACACTCTTGTTTAATTCTGTCCTCTTTTTTTCCTCTCGCTTCTGTAGTATAGAAAGGAATTTTTATATCATAAAAAATAAGTTCTTTTTTGAGGTCTTGAATAAATTTTGTCTGTTCTCTATTGATTTTAGCACTCTCACAATGAATAAAACTGACTTTGTAGCCTGTAGCTCTTGCTCTGTTAATCATACTGATAACTGCTGAAAAAGTAGCACTTGGTGCAGAGGTATCAGCATAGGTATCTAATTGATAGAGGTTCTTTGTAATCTTATGCTTCCCATAAAGACAAACCGTAGCATCATCAGACTTTTTACTGCTAGAGAATGCTGGATCAATAATGATTCCACAAGTCAGATCAGATTTTTTTAGTATTCCATCAGCTCTCTCAAAATCTGAGAGTTTGAAGTATTGAAACATTTCTCTTCTAAAGATTCCATTCTGAGCAAGGATGGGGTTCTGTTGGTAGAGTGCGTATCGGTTCTCTTTCAGCATTTTAGATTTCATCGCAGAGAAGTGCCCTTCATCTCGCTTTCACGGTCGGATAATTTCGTTGCCATCATCATCTATCGCTTGGATAACTACCTTCTCTCGCTTATCTCCTCAGTGTTTTTCTTCTCTTTCTAAATAACCGCCGAGGTCGTTTGGATTCCATCTGGTCATAATCAGAATAATAGCAGAATCCTGATCTTGTAATCTCGTTAAGGCTACGGAATCATACCAATCAATTACTTTTGCCTGAATCGTTGCCGAGTTCGCTTGCTCTCTATCTTTTACAGGATCATCAATGATAAAGATATTTGCTCCTTTACCGGTGATTGATCCTCCAACTCCGACTGAATAATAACCTCCTCCTTTCGAAGTTTCTCGGTTTCCTCATTCTCTTTTATCTTTAGCAAACTCAAAATTTGGGAAAACATTTTTAAAAAGCTGACTCTCACAAATCCTTTTGGTCTTTCTTCCAAAGTCATTTGCGAGCTCTGAAGAATAAGAAGAAACAATAACATTCAAATGAGGATTGAGTCCCAAAAACCAACTAGGCAAATACTGAGTCCCGTTGGTTGATTTCCCTAATCTTGGAGGACAAAAGATCATTAGTCTTTTACATTCTCCTCTTGCAACCCTCATTAGTGCCTCAGTAATTCTATGATGGACTTTGTGATCGGGGCTTCCTTGATAAGCTATATCCTGAAACTTGGGAAAAACATATTTAATGTAGTGTAAAAAATCTCTCCTTGCGAGTTCTCTTTTTGCGAGTTCTACTTGAATATCTTTTATCTGCATTTTTAAGAAACTATAATTAAAAACTGAATGCTTTCCAAGAGATGCACAATCCAAGATGGCGTTTTATTCCATTTTTCTCGGTGTTTTGCTTCTTTTTGTGCTATTTTTTACAAGTTCTTGACTCGTAAAACTCAAAAGCCTAGGTCGTTTCGTTTGAGCTTCCTTTTTTTATGAGCAACAAAAGGTCTGCATCACTCATCATTTCCATAGGATTATTGAGTCATCAACTCGCATCTGTAGCAGATCACTTAAAGAGTGAGTATCTTTTTGCACTCGCTTCAGCGACTTGTGATACTTCAGAAGCTTTCATCTTTGCGACAGTTTGCTTGTCTTGGAGTTTATCTAAAATAATTCACTGAGCGAGTTTTACAATCTCCAAATCTTTATCACAAATTCATAATATGGCTTCATCTTTAATTATATTAAGTTCGTTCAGCTTAGTTTGCACAGTTGACTTGCTTAGACCTGTGTTTTTGGCTATTTCACTCATTGTGGCATTTGGATTCTTGGCAACAGCAAGAGCGACAGCCTTTTTGTTTCTTTGACTGTCTGCTCTTGGTCTCTTTTTTTGTATCCGAGTTCTTTTTGTTGCCATCGAATTTTTTATACCGGATAAACAATATCTCCAACCTTTCTTGCTTCTTGAGTCATTACTTGGTTGTCTAATGAATTATCATCGTAATCTTCATTATCTACGACTTCATCAGATTCTTCATCTTCATCATCTTCTTCGGTATTGAATCTGTTTTCATCTTCCTCAAATCCATCTTCTGATTCTGTATCATCATCTGAATTATCGTCTGATACTGGCTCATCTGAATTGTCATCAGGATTTGTGGTTTGATTCTCTTCCTCAGCTTTTTTTGCTTCTGCAATCTTACTAGCGATCCATTCAGCATCATTCTTTTTATTCACAGGAACTTCTTTTTCAAAAGTCTGCATGAACTCCGCTTGGAGTTGTCCTAGTGTTTTTTCCATAATTACAATTAATAATAAACTAAAAGTATTCGTTTGGTATATTCTTGACGACATGTTTATAAAAATCAAATAAGGAATAATCCTTAGTGTTTTTATTCTTCCCGTCTTTTTGGATGAACTCTATTATTTTGCCCACGATGATTTTACTCTTATACTCTTCGCTCTTTTTTTCTGACCACTGAGGAAACTCAGAGACTGGTCTGCCTCTGGGTTTCTGTAGTTTTGCTAACTCATTCCGAGCGATCCTCAAAACAGCGAAGTAAAAGAAATAAAACTAGTTAGGAACTTTTCTGAGTTCGTCCTCTCTCATGATGACTCTTTTCCCATCATCTAGTTCTACTTCAAATCCAAAACATTCACTGTCTGGATATTGGAGGAGGTTTTTTACTACGCCAAATTTTCCAGCATAAAAATAAGGTAAAATGCCTTGACCTTCTCTAATCTCTCCATCAGAGATTACTTCTACGCGATCTCCGTATTGGAATTGTGGTAATTCTGTTGGAGTTCGTTGTTTTTCTTTCTTTGTCATTTTATAACAAATAATAAATTAAAATATGATCAGTTAAATTGATCCTAAAACTCTACACTCTCGCATAGCTAGCTCCTAGACTTGGTTTCCAGCTTAACAAACAAGCTTGCTAACTTAAGCCATAATCTCTTTGGTATCCACCTAGGGGCCGGCTTTATTTTTAACTCCATTTCTGCTATGGCTTCTCTGACAGCCTCGTTAATGAGTCTTGCATGTATTCATTCTCAATACATTTTTTTCGGTAAAAAACTAAAACTTACACCTTGTATTCTCCATTAACCTTATAGTCTCCTTTAATCTCTCAACCTCTCTTTTGAGGAGCGACTCTTTGCTGATGAGTTTTTTTATTTCCTCATCTTTTTTCTTGATCTTTTCCAGCACATAAGAATGCATGATTTTACTCGTCATATTTTCTCTACGGAGCTCTTCATTTTTAGATCTTAGTGCCCTATTTTCTGTGTGGAGTTTGTGAATTTCCTTGGCGATCACTGACAATTTAAATATTGTTTTTGGGTTGGATCTATCTCTCTGGTCGCCATCTGATGGTTCTATGATTCCAATACAATACATTTTCTATTTCTTAAAATATAAAAAATCTGACTACACTCTCTCATAAGTGTCCTCAAAGATGTCTGGTTTGCACGGATAATACTCGCCTTTAATTCCCTTGATGATGTAGTCTCCTTCAGAGATTTTCACTTTGCCTTCTAGGGTTTTGATATATACCTCTATGACAGAATCAGGCATCCCATTCCATATCTCTATGTCAGGGAATGATTTTCTCAGGTTGGTTTCTGTCGTAAACCTTACTGCCTCTATCACTACTGGCTTCTTTCTGTATTGCCTAACCTTTGGATTCTCTTTTTCTTCTTGTTCCTCCTTATATCTCCTGAGTTCTGCGACTTCTCTCTCAAGAGCCCTAATCCTATTCTCCTTTGGATCTATCTCACTTTGTGGGACTCGTCTGTTCGGTTTGAACAGGTCTTCTATGTTTGGATAAGTCGGAGTTGGTCGGCTTGGTCTGTTTTCTGGCATATAACACATTCTTTCCTTTGGTAAAAAAATAAAAAATCTGATTACTGCAACCGTTCTGCAATCTTCTCTAATCTCTCTATATCTTTTTTGAGGATTTTCATTCATCTATTAGCCCTCTTAAGAGCTTCCTCTGAGACTGATTTATAGCTTCAGTATCTTGCGTTGGATTGATACATTCGCTTATCTCTTTCTAGAATGTGCATCTGTTGATACTTATCCTCTATTCGCTCTTCGAGGAGATTCAGTATTCGTTTTTTCATGGTATATCTAATAAAAATAAATCTGATCCCATTATCTCTTTAGCCCTCTTTTCTCTAGCTCCATATCAATCTCTGCATCCAGTGTGAGTATCAATACTGCCAAATCATAATCATAGAGCTTCTCTATTTTGTTGTCTCTCCAGATTTCCTCCGCCTTCTCTGGTCAGAGGATTCTTTGCATTGCTAACATATACTCTCCATAGTTCCCACTTTTGAGAACATTACAGACCTTACATTGAGGTCGGCAGTTGTCGATATTGAATCTATATTTCCTGAATGATCTACTCTTGAAGTGCCCATTCTGCATGTCCTTATCGCTCCAGAATCCTTTTGCCGAGCACGTTATACACGTGCAGATTCAGTTTTTGTCTGATTTCTTGATTTTTATGAAATCAGAAAATACCCTATCAGTAAAGTCTAATAGGGAAATAGAGCACATTCTAGGGTAATAGTTGTTTAGTATTTGCTCGAGTTTTTCTTTATTATAGTCGGAAAGGTCGAGCTTCTGGATGGTTTTTATGATTTTTTGGAAATTGGTTTTATTTTTTTTCATAACCAAAAAAGTCCGCAATATAAAAATTGCAGACAAAAAGCCTTTTTATTTTTCTTTATGCAGACACTTGGATTATAATAGAAATTTACTAAAATGCAAGAGAAAGTAGAGCATCTCCCTGCAAATCGACGGAATCATTTCAAATGATGTCGTCTTTATTTTAGAAAAAGAAAATGAACTAGAAAGGGGGAAATTTATGGATTCTAGAGGGCTTTTTCGGTCTCATATCGTAGACCGATCATGGTCCTACAATCTTACGAATAGTATCTTTTCAGCATTTGTATTTTTCTGCTAGTTCAATTAAGGTCCAAAACTCCTTATTCCTTAACCTTTTCATCTCGTTTTTCTGATATTCAGAGAAATTGAAATGATGCCTAATTGGAAGTCTAACCCCTCTGATAACTAAGTTCTCTCTCCACTTTTTTTGATTTTTTACTGTAGCCATAAAAAAAATAAAAAAACTGAGATAAATTATCTCAGTATAATTAGCTATTGGCTAAATGCAAGATTTTTAGCAAGACTCGCTGTCTCGGCGAGCTCCTTATTACTTGCGTGCAGATAGCGAGTCGTGGTCTGGATGGAACTATGTCCCGCAATCTTCTGAATCCTGTAAATATCCGCTCCCTGCCTCGCAAGGTGCGAGAGGTAAGTATGTCTCAAGGTATGAGCTGAGAATTTGACTCAACTTTTTTTGCTTATTTCTCTTATTCTATGCCCTATCAGGGAATAAGAATAAGGGGAGAGTCTAGACCCCTTATGTTTACTTAACAGCTCTTCGCAGAGCTTATAAGTAGCAATAGGGGGGAATACTGATCTTAGCTTTGATCACTTACCAACAACAGAAAGTTGATAGACTTCTCCTACTGGAGAAGCTCTCCTGATCTGCTCTCTCGTGATAGAGCAAAATTCGGCTAATCTTACTCAAGTAGTGATCATAAAAATAAGGATTACATAATCGGCAAAATCTGATCCACGAGCCGTATTCAGTATTCTAGCAATCTGTCTGCTAGATAATGACTTCGCTTCCTTATCAATCCTCTTGGGGCTGATAAGCCTGCGAGGATCAACGACATCATACCCCTCAGCAATACAAAACTTCAGAAAACTCTTAATCTGAGAAAACTCAGTATAAAGAGTTGAAGTCTTATACCTCTTTTTTCTGAGGTAGGTCTCAATCTCTCTGGCGGTAATAGACTTCCAGGATAAAGAACGAGAGCATTCCTCGTAGATATGAAGTATCTGGTTATGATACTTTCTTGCTGTTCTTTTTGAGCTTCCCCTTGCGAGGAGGCTCGCTGTGTATAGGTCAAGAACCTTGTGAAGTTCACTTTTCATCTTCTTTAGCTTTCTGATTAAAAGCCGCCAAGATAATATCACTATCAGCCTTGCAAAGATAGCGAGAAGTCTCTTTCCCCACAGCTGAGCTATAGAAAGAGACTGGAATATACTTCCCATTCTTCGCTCTCTGGAGCGCTGTCTTATAGTGGATTCATTCTAACTTCGCAAGCTCTGATAGCTTGTATATCTTCAATTGCATTTTTATGGCAAAACGATATAAATGAGTCAGAATGTGCTTGGCGGTGCATTCTATTAAGCCTCTCCTTGTGGGAGGTTTTTTTCTTCTTCTTCAGAGGAAGACTCCTCTGAACATGATTCGCTCAGCTTAGCAGCTTGAGCATTCATTCGGTTACATCTCTTAATCCAATACCATGGTTTATGATTTGGATTATTGTGTAAACATTTATTATCTTTATTCAGATACTTCTTTAGAAGTAATGAATAAACGATATTCTTAACCGTGATCTGATCAAGTTGATCTGCTTGGTCAGGTGTGTCTGTAATTTTACGGATAATTTTTTTTCTAATCTCTTCCTTGAGCTCAAGTGTGAGCTCAGGATCAATTGCATTAAGCAACTGTTTAGCTTCCCATAGGCATTCACTAAATCTTCTACTTGTTACTCTCATTGTATAATAGATTATATAATAAAAACTAATAACTAAGTCTCACACTCCCCATAGGAGCATATCAGACTTTTATCTCTCTACACTGTTTTCCAATAGTAGAAAGTTTTTTTCATAGCATATCTGCTATGTCTTGGAGGCAATACCCCTGTCTCCTTAGGTCGCGAGCTTCTCTTATCTCCTCTGGAGTAGAGTTATATCTTATATTGATTCAGACTTTATGTCTCCATTCCCTCTGATAAGAGTTAATGAAGAATCTAGTCATTGAATTCAATGTATTTAGAAATCAAAGTAAGAGAAATCATCTCTCCATTCTCTAACTGCCCCTTACCTGAGAGACACCCCTTCTCTACTACAAGGACTTTTTGACCTTTGTATATAATAGAATCTCCAACTTGGATAGCATTAACCATTTTTTCTTTATTTAATTTTTTATTTTCTTTTTTTATAACTTCCTCAACAAGAGGAAGAATCTTAGCATCATCTGCATTATTCAAGCAGATGGCTTTTTCTACAGGTCTTGGAGACTTGTAATTATTAGAAAATCCTTCTAATACATAAATGTAAGACTGAGTATCGTCAAGCGTCTCTTTCTTGTTGTATGGCAATAATACATTGTAAATTGCCATTCCTAGATCGGTAGTTGCATCTAGGTTTTTGTACCCAGCTTTCCAAGCTGGAGTTGTCTTAATGAGGTCAAGCGTTCTCATGTTGAATAGAAATAAGAATGTAAATGGCGGTGCATTCATAAGTTTCAGGGTCATTGCTCTCGAAGAGCTCTCCTTACTTCTTGATGACGATATTAGTATAACTATTTTTGATTAAAAATCAAGAGAAAATATCTTTTTTTATATAAAAAAAGATATAATACATTATCGTAGAAGCCTAAGAAATTAAAAAATCCTAGGTTGTATTTAGGTTTCAACTCTACTCCAAATAATACTCCTTCCTGACTCTGAACTTACCATTACCCAGAATCATCAGCTTACTAAAGACTTCCTCCATTATATAAGCTGGAATCTCCTCTGTAAACTCACAGCCAATTACTTCGCATTGATGAGCTATAAAATGAACTAGTTCGTGAATAAGTGAACTGAGATTATAGGCTCTCAATCGTATTATATTTGTTCAAACAACT